AAGTATTTCCCTGATTGTCCGTCTAGGATATCATAAGAAGTAACAGCAGGATAGTAACTAAAGCAATTCCATAGCTCCAGCTCATCAAGTCTACGTCTAGGTACTTCTTTGACATCAAATCCCCTTTGAATAAAGGCCGAAATAGGGAGACGATAGAACACAGCACCGTTCTCCATAATAGCATGAAAGAGGATAGGACGTCCCGTAATAGATGCCAGGCCAAATATAATGCAGTCTTCAACTTCTCCATAGTGATCTTTAAGATCGTAGAGATATTCTCTCCTGATCTGTGCATAGGTCACAGGAATATTCGCATTTAAATAGGCCATGTATCATATATTAACTAATTAGAGCTATAATGATAACGACAGCAACGGCTACACCGATTTGTACTTTTCTATCGGATTTAACCTTCGCAATTATTTTGTTTACTATTTCCATTTTTTCCTCCTGGTTAATCGTAAATGTCTCCCCAATTTTTTCCAGACTCGTAGTCCACTTTATTGGGGATGTGCAACTTAACAGCATTTTGCATAATATCAATAATTTTTTTAGCCTGTTTTTCTGATTCTACAGATAAGTCCAGCTCATCGTGAATTTGTATGTGAGGTATAATTTTTTCATTATATAAATCCAACATAGCCTTCTTTGTCATATCTGCAGCTGATCCCTGTATTAATTTATTTAAAGCTTTATACGTAAAAGCTCTTCTTATTCTGTCTCCATATTTACTATGAGCTTCTTCCCATGTCATAGGAACTTTTAATCTTCCAGGTGTGTAGGCACTCTCTTCCCACTTATCAAATCTACATACTCTACCTAGTATAGTTTGTATTTCCCCTTTGTTAGAAGCATCTCTTGATGTTGAGTTCATTAAGTCTTGAACAAAAGGTACACTATTATGATATTTTTCAAAAAGTTTTTCAGCTTCCTCTCTCGTCTCTAGACCCAATTCAGCTTGTAATTTTGCTTTACCCATTCCATAGAATAAACCTAGATTAATTGTTTTAGCTTGTTCTCTAGGTATGTCTGCCATATCTGCAACTACTTTATGGAAGTCAACTTTATTTTCTTTAAATCTAGATACAATATCTTTTACTGAATCATTGTTTATAGCTTCACTTTCAGCTGCAAAATGAACTACTAATCTCGGTTCTTGTTGTGAATAGTCAAAGCATCCCCAAGTATGATCTCTTTCAGGAATAAACAAAGATCTAATTAATGGTCCTAGCTGCTTGTTTCTCGCTGGAATTTGCTGGAGATTTGGATTTGAATATGAAAATCTTCCAGTAATAGTTCCTCCACTATCAGATCTAATAGGATTAATATCGGCATGAATTCTACCTTTATGCTGATACTTAATTATTGTATCAATAAATGTAGTATGCGCCTTGTTTATTTCTCTTGCTTTTGCTATATGTTTAACTATTGGATTAGTATGAGTAGAAAGAAAATTTTTTGTAAATGAAGGAGAGTCTGTTTTTTCGGTGCGCTTGTAAGATAGGTGAAGCTTTTCAAAAACTTTCGCAATACTCCTTGCCGCCCATATTTGGACATCTACTTGTGTTTCTTTTTTTATTTTTTGTAATAATTCTTTTTCTTCTTCAGCTAATTGTTGCTTTAGTTTGTGAGCGCCTTCAACGTCTACACGAACTCCTAAGAATCGCATATCGACGAGGCAAGGGAATAATTGGGTTTCGAGATTAAATATTTGTTCTAATTTCTCATTTTTTATTTTTTGTGAAAATAATTTAAATAATTTTAAAGTAAGCTCTGCATCTTTTTCTGCATAAGCCCCAACAGCCATCGCTGGAAGTTTCCATAGTTCTGCTTTAGAATCAACACCGCTTCTATCTGCAACATCTTTTAAAACAGATTCTTCTTTTGTTTCTCCTAGTTCTAAATAAGATAATGCATTTAAAGAATAACTTTGTCTATTTTCATCTAATAAAGATGCCATGACCATAGTATCTATTATATGACCATTTATTTTTACTCCGTAAGCTCTTAACCAACATACGTCATACATTGCATTGTGAAATATTTTAGTACAAGGTAAAGCACATACATCTTTAATCCAACGCATAACGCTTCTTTCATCAAAAAAATTTCCTTGTTGGTGTCCAAATGAATAATAACCGGACCATCCTTCTACAGCTACAGCAATTCCAACTATTTCTCCATCGCCAACTATTGAACCAGATCCTTTAGATTTTAAATGAGGGTCTTTAGTCTCTAAATCTATTGCAATATAAGGATATTTACTTAAATCTTTGAATTCTTCTGGAGAATTCCATTCCGTTTCAGGTTTAAACATTTTTAACGATTCCCCAAGAGTTATTTTTTTCTTCTTTCACTTCTTCAGGATAGTCTCTATCGATTGCCATGTCAATATAATGTTTAGCTTTTAGCAAATCTTCTTTTTGATTTTTTTGTTTATGACGACATAAATATTTTATGGCATTGCCTTCCGCGAACGGAATATTATTTCTGTTAATAAATTCTGATGGCTGAATAACCATAGATTTATAATGATCACCGCCTACCTGCTTTTTATATATTTTTTCTTTCATTAGCTAACTCCTTAATTATTCTGTTAATGTTATATTCTTTTTTTCTCTCTTTAACTTCTGGTCTGCTATTATATGCAGCATCCCATGCCCTACCTTTAGGGCTTTGTCTCCATTTTTTCCTAGCTCGTTTTCTACTTTCAGCATAAGGATGTGTCATGTTGCTATTTGTTCTCCTATCGTGTAATAATAATTGGTTAAATTTCTTAAAATATATAAATTTTCTTTAGCTCTAGTTGTACCAACATAAAATCTTCTATGAACTCTATCAGGATATTCAGAGTATTTTCTTACTAAACCTACTCCTTGTTTCTCTGTTCCATAATCCATATATAAAACAACATTCTGACATTCTCTTCCTTTCGCTCTATGTATAGTACAAACTTCTATTCTAGGTTCTTGTGTTAAATCTTCTCCTTTTTTTATAAAAGATTTCAACGCATCTTTTGCTTCATCAGAAAAGTTTAATCCATCCCATTCCCCTTTAAATATTAAACCATGTTCTGCTTGAAGAGTGTATATGTCAATTTCTCCTACTCCTATTAGTTTTTTTGCACCTCTTTCAACATGACCTTTTCCAACTCTTAAGTAATTTTTATATAAAAATTTTGCATCTTTTTCAGATATAAATTCTTCGTTTTTCAATTTTGCCCATATATTATATGCTTTTTCATCATTCTTAAATTCATAGTTTTTAGATTTAAATCTAAAACCTCTTTGCCTTAAAATATCTTCTGCATTTTTTATTAAGTCATTTGTACAACCTAGTATCATCCATTCTTCTTTTGAAAAATCTATTTCTTCTATAAGTATATCAGTAAAAAGTTTACCTTCCTCTTCTTTAGGTTCCCAATATTTTTCTTCTCTTTCTGAAATATTTTTTAAAATTAAAGAAGCTTGTTCATGTATTAGTCTTGGTACCCTACGAGATTTTTTTAAATATTCTTTCTTACCTTCTAAATTTATAAAAATACCCGGATCAGCTCCTAAAAAATCATATAGAGATTGATCATCATCTCCTGCTATATAAGATTTTTTACATCTTTTTTCTAAATGAAAAAACATTTTCCATAATAAAGGAGTTAAATCTTGAGCCTCGTCTAAAAATATAACATCTATGTTTGGAATTTTGGATTCATTTTTAGAAAGTACGACATGTTTTATCATGTCAACAAATTCAAACATTTCTTTCTTTTCTTTAAAAGTTTCTAAATCAGTTTCTAATTGTTCAATTAAACTCGGTTCTAATCTAGGATTATGCTGTTTATCTAATTCTATAATGGCATCTATAATACTTATTTCTTTTTGTCTGCTGTAATTTAAAATTTTTAAATATTCATTTTTTGATTCAACATATCCTTCTTCATAATGTACTTCATCAAAGTTTTGAGATATCCAACGTTTACTCCATGTTTTAAATTCTCCCCATTTTTTACCTTTAAGTAATCTTGTATTTGTATCTAATCCAAGTATTTTAACACCTAGGGCATGCATAGTTCCTGCAAATTCAAGTTCAAAGCCAGTATCATTTTTTATTCTTTCTGCTCCTTTATCAGCTAAATCTTTGTTAAAAGTTATGTAAACTATTTTTTTAGGGTCAATTTTATTAATATCTATTTCATGTTTTATTTTTTCTATTAAAGTATGAGTTTTACCAGTTCCTGGTGGTCCAAATATTAATGTCCTCTCTACCTCTGCCATGGTTCCTTTTTAACTTCGTGTTGTGTAGGAGTTATACTTTCTAAATCTACTTTTTTAATAATAATACATCTAATAGTTTTACCATCTACTTTAGGAAAACCTTCTTCTGCTCTAAATATTTGTTGTAATAAACGAACAGTTTTATTTTTTGGATATGTTTTTTCCTGCCAGGACCTACTCTTAATAAGATAATTCCAAAAACTAGTTAGTTTAAAATATGTAGTATTGTTTTCATCTGTATAAGAAATCCCTCTCTTTATGTCTTTCATTTCTTTACCTGGGACTTTACTAATAAAATCTGTTACTAAATCTTTTAATTGTGTAACTAATTTAGTAGATTCAGGTGCAGCTACTTCTTCTAAACCTGAAAATAATTTTATTAAAAGTCTTCTCCAAATACTTTTTGAAATTGGCATCATAGGCATTCCAATTTGATCCATACATGCAATTGAAAATTTTTCTGGATCATGTAATGTTGCACTATCTACTTCAACTGTTTTTCCGTCAATGTTGACGAAATAAACTGGAGGATCAGACATATATCTTTTTAAATCTTTTATTTCTGGAGCAGGAACATTATCACCTACACCAAATTCTCTTTTAACACATAGTTTTGCATCACAGTGTGCTTCTATTGGTGCTTGATTACATTTATATTGATAATCTTTTTTACCTACTGACTCTATACTTCTATCCATTTCGTGAGATTCTAAAGAAGGACTCATATATTTTTCATTGTACAAATGCATATGTTTCTTCCATTCATCATTTTCAGTATATCTTTTTTTCAAATATACACCGACATTGTACATGCAATCATTTCTACTTCCCTTACCAACGCCTTCTGTTAATAAAGTAACTAAACAAGGAGGCATTCCTTTAAAGTCATCGTTTTTATCTTCTGCGTTTTTTACTTTTATTTCTGAAAATTTTTCTTCTGTAAGGACTTTCTTATTATAAAAATCATAAAACTCTTCTAAAGTTAAAGATTTTCCTTCATCATCAAATGCATATCTAACGGTTGATCCGTTTCCGTGATAAGGAAGATTTAAAAAACTTCCAGTATCTCCTCTATCTACTCTAATATAATCTTGTTTTGGAAATATTTCTGATTTTGAATAACCTAAAGCTGCTGCAATAGTTTTTAATTTTTCACGCATAGTAATTGCAGGTATAAAATTTTTTGTAAATAAAAATATGTGAGCGCCTCCAGATTTTGATCTGAAAACAATAGTTGAGTCAACTCCTTTTTGTTTTAATTTTTTAATAATTTTTATATGGTCTAATGGATACTCATCTACATCGATACAGCCCCACTTACATTTATTTTCTTTATTAATTGGAACAATACCTAATGCAGGATCTTTTCCTTTTAAATGATCTTTCCAAAGACTGTCTATAGGAGGTTTAGAAACCGTAAAAGATTTGGTTTTATGTTTACCTCTCTCGTCAAATTGATCAGTTTTTACAGTCTGTCCGTAAGCAGACTCTAAACCTTCAAATATACCTTTAAATTTTTTTATTTCATCTGTCATAAATTTACCTCGGCATAGGCGGCCTCCGTCTCCGTCGACCGCCTACTATTCACACTATTTGCTAGCTAAACTAGTGTAAAACTTTTTAGCTCGCTCATATAAAGATGGTTCCTCTACAGGACCAACTTTAGTGACATTATAACCATACCATTGGTTACCTTTGCCTGAGTTTAAAACAGATGTTAGTCTATACTTGTGACTAAAAGATGGCGGTGTATATGGGCCATTTTTTCCATCGAGAGTAATGGACATCATCATTGAGTTCCATTTTCTGCTTACCTTACCTTGAGATGAACTCATAGATATTAAAGCATTCTCTGTGGAATTACCGTCTAAGATTAAAACAAAATGTTGTCCAACAGTTAAGATATAGTTTCC